GGAAACGATTGAAAATGTAGAGGTCATCACCGAAGGTACAGGTGCTGACAAGAAACTCTACATTGAAGGAGTATTCCTTCAATCAGAAATCAAGAATCGCAATGGACGTATGTATCCATTTTCAGTTCTTGAAAAAGAAGTCAACAGATACAACGAAGAGTATGTTAAAACAAAACGTGCTCTTGGTGAGTTGGGTCATCCTGATGGTCCTACTGTTAATCTTGACCGTGTATCCCACAGAATTACCTCACTTAAATCTGAGGGTAATAACTTCATTGGAAAGGCACAAATAATGAATACCCCAATGGGTAACATTGCTAAGTCTTTATTAGAAGATGGTGTACAACTAGGAGTTTCTTCTAGAGGTATGGGTTCAATTGATAGACGAGAAGACATGGGTGTTGTCATGGATGACTTCATGTTAGCAACAGCAGCAGATATAGTTGCTGATCCTTCCGCACCAGATGCTTTTGTAAATGGTATCATGGAAGGTAAAGAGTGGGCTTGGGATAACGGCATACTTAAGGAGACTAAAGTTGCTAAATACAAGAGTTACATGGATTCTGCTACACGCAGAAACTTAGAGGAGAGAACACTTGCTGTGTTCAATGACTTCCTCACAGGTTTATGATTTAATAAATAAACTATAGACAAATCAACAGTAAATTTACGGGAAGACATAATGTCAGATGTATTAAACGAAAAATTCGGGGAATTTGCTACTGAGCAGAAAGATATTCTTAAGGAGTATCAAGATCCTATGCCAACAGTTACAGCAACTGTGATTCCTGCTACTGGATCCGATCCTTCGGCTGTTTCGGGTGACCCTCAACAGAAATCAAGCGGAAAAGATGAACCATCTGGTTCTTCTCCAACCGTTCCACCTTCTGTAGCAAATGGACAATCAGTAACTGATTTGGGTGGATCCCAGTCAGAACCTCTCCACTCTAATAAAGAGGAAGGTGAGGATAATCCTGGTGCTAAGGCAGCAGCTCCTGTCTCTCAAGACGGTAGTGCAACTTCAACTTCAGGTAAGCCTGGTGATGAAGCTGGTGCTAATACATTAGGTGCTGAAATTGCATACGGAACTTCTAAAGGACCAAATGTACAGTATCCAATCAAACCATCGTTTGAATCTGTTGATGTATCTGACGATGTAAAAGCCCTCTTAGAGGGAACAGAACTCACTGAAGAGTTTGCCGAGAAAGCAAAGACCATCTTTGAAGGTGCTGTCAAGGCAAAACTTGCAGAGGAGCATGACAAGATTGTAGAACATTTTGCCAAAGAAACATTAGAGAAGATTGAAATTGCGAAAGCAGATCTTGCAGAAGATGTTAATGGTACAGTGAACTACGCTGTGACTCAATGGATTGAAGAGAATCAAATCGCCATTGATCACGGTATAAAGACTGAGATTACTGAAGACTTTATTGTAGGTCTAAAGAGTCTCTTTGAAGAGCACTATATCTCTATCCCTGAAGACAAAGTTGAAGTGGTAGAAGGTATGGCTGAATCAATTCGTGAAATGGAAACACGCCTTGACGAACAGGTCAAAGCAAATGTGAAACTTCAAAATCGTCTAAATGAGACTGCAAAAATAAACGTTCTGGCATCTGTGTCAGAAGGATTGGCAGATACTCAGAAAGACAAACTCAGCAAACTTGCTGAAGCAGTTGACTTTATTTCAGAGGAAGACTACACCAAGAAGGTAACAACCTTTAAGGAAGCGTATTTCTCAGAGAAGAAAACTGTAGCAACGTCAGAAGTTGCTGATGAAACTCCAGTTGACGGAGTAGAAGCACCAAGCACAAATCCAGCAATGGATGCTTATGCTGCTGCACTTGCTCGCTGGAAATAGATAATTAACTTACTTTTAAATAAAGAGAGATTAAACAAATGTTTAACGCACAAGCTCTAACCGAAAAGTGGTCACCTGTTCTGAATCATGAAGGCACAAAAGCCATCACAGATAATTACAAGAAAAGTGTTACTGCTGTACTGTTAGAAAACCAAGAACGTTTCATCCGTGAAGAGCGTGGAATGTTACAAGAAGCAGGTGGTGCTGCTGGAAACTCCGTTGGTGCTATTGGATCCAATGCACTTAGTGGTAGTGGACTAGATACAAAGACTGGTGGACTTGCTGGATTTGACCCTGTTCTTATCAGCTTGATTAGACGTGCAATGCCTAATCTAGTTGCATATGATATTTGTGGTGTTCAGCCTATGTCTG